TTAGTAAATTAGAAATAATACCTAACTGGCGGTGGATATGATGATATGTCTTTATGATAAAAATACAATTGATTTTAATCATAATGGGTTGGTCGTATTGAGTGACTGTATTTCCTGTATTACAATCGAAGAATTAAACAAAGGTTATAGTTTGGAATTAGAATATCCCCAGGATAAAAGAGGTAAGTATCTAAATATAAAGGGTTTAAATATTATAAAAGCTGATGGACAGCTATTTAGAATACCAATACAAAGTAACATACAAGCTAATGGAATCACTGTAAAAATTACTGCTAATCATATTTTTTATGACTTGGCTAATGATTATATAGAAGATTTAAGGGCTGAAAATAAAAGTGTACATGATGCTTTACAAATAGCACTATCAGTCAATCCTAAGTTTAATATTGGGTTGTGTGATGATTTAGGGATAGGCACAGCGTATTTTGTAAGTGAAAGCCCTACTCAATCCATCTATAATAAAATATTGTCTAGATGGGGTGGAGAGCTTTACAGAGATAACTACAGCGTAGCTATTAAAAGTAGGCTAGGAAGAGATACAGGGATTTTAATAAGCTATGGTAAAAACATACAGGGGTTTGAACAAAAGCTTGATTGGAGTGGTTTAGCAACTAGAATTAAGCTAATAGGTAAAGATGGATTAACAATAGATTTAGTTAATCAAGGCAGTAAATATATAATATCGCCCAGAGTTAATGATTACCCTTTTGTTATTACTAAAGAGGTAAAATTTGATAATATAACAGATGCTACAGAATTAAAAAATGCAGGCTTAGCACTATGGGGAATAATAGATTTACCTACTAATAATTATACAATTAAATTTGCAGACTTAGCAAAGACTGCAGAATATGCTAAATTTAAAGATTTATTAAAATTAAAAATAGGCGATAGTGTAATAATTAGACATAGAATATTTGGTTGTGATTTAACTGCTAGAGTTATAAAGATAAAGAAAAATATACTAACAGATACAATCGAAGAATTAGAACTGGGACAATTTAAAGATAATATTTCTAATAAGTTTTCTTCTATGGATAAAAAAATAGGTTATAACGAAACTAATATTGCAGACACTAAAGCAGATCTAAAATTAACTAAAACTACAGTATTCCAGAATAATGAGCAAATATCTTTACAGGCTCAAAGTATTAGCGCACTGGATGGAAGAGTTAATAGTGCAGAATTGAAAATTACAGCAGGCGCTATTGTAGCAGTTGTAAGGTCTAGTACGGAATATACAAATGATTTAGGGCAAAAAATTACAGCAGAACAAAGTTCTGCGATTGCACAAACTGCAAGTAATGTAAAAATTGGGTTTAATGGTATTGATAATAATATAGTAATTGATAGCACTGGACTAGCTATCAATGATGGTGATTTAACTGTAAAAAATGGCAACAATGTAGTGGTAATAGATGGTGCCCACAACATGCATAAAATAATGATAGAAGGAACTGTTGCAATTAACGTATTACAATCTGACACAGATTTAAGTATAAATATACCTCACAACTTTGGGTATAAACCAGTTATACAATGCTTTCAACTTGGAGCAAGTGGGGTAGATAGTTATACATCCTTTCCTGCTTTAACACTTGGTGGGTCTACTGGTGGGATAGCAATGGTTATGCGGTCAGCATCTACTAATACAATTTTAAATATTGGTATTGTGAGACTAAATGCTAGCTATCCATTCGCTGGCACAGTTTATGTAAAATATTTTATCTACAAGGAGGTGGCTTTTTAAAATGATAATATTTTATAAAGTAGATACGAAAGAAATAATAAGAACAGAAGACAATACGATGATCCCAGTATTACCTGCGAATATGACTTTCGATGAAAAAAAGGAATATTACGCTACTAAGAATGAAAACTTTATAGCCTTACCTTACGAAATGGGATTCTATGTATTTAGTTTTAAATTGAGTTTTGATGTTAACGGAAATTTTACAGGATTACAGCCTAAATAGGCATTCAGAAATGGGTGCTTTTTTCATATAAAAACACAGGAGGTTATACAATATGATAAATCCAATAGAACACGTAATTAATATAGATTTAGCAAATAAAATAAATATGAATAACTCAATAATAATAAAAAAAAATGATACAGATAGTCATAAATTCACTGTGAATATTTTCAACAATTCAGTTGCTTATAGCTTAGCAGGTACCACTACAAAAATATATTTTGCTAAAGCCGATAATACAAAAGTATTTAGTAATTGTATATTAGATGGAGTTATAAATAATAAAATTAGTTGTTTACTAACTACGCAAGCAGTAAGTTGTATTGGAAATGTAGCTGCAGAAATAACAATTTACGGTACAGCAGGAGAGATACTTACTTCAGTCACTTTTAATTTTGTGGTATCTAGCACAACTAGGGATGATGCAGCTATACAAAGTACGAGTGAGTTTACTGCTTTAACAAATGCTTTGGCAGTTGTAACAGACTTTACAAATGTTAAAAATGAAGTAACAAATGCAAGAGGAACATTCCCAAATTTAAAGGCTAGAAGCGATTCAGTTGATGCTCAAATGGCAAATAATGTTCAACAACAAGGCATTGCAAGTGGCTTTGGAGTAGATGAAAATATAGGGACTAACGACGCTACATTATTATTAAATAATTATTTTGCTGCACTAAAAGCAAAAGGTATAAAATATGCTAATTTTGACAAATCACATACTTATAAAGTTAGTGGTGTATTAACTAACGCTAGAGATTTAATATTAATTGGTATAGGTAAAATAGCAAGTAGTAACCTTGCTAATTATTTTATCAATATTTGCCCGACTTTATCAAGTTACAACGGTAAATATAATTCTTTAAATTTTAACAAATTGCAATCAAGTCAGTTTAGTAATGCCTTTTTAGCAAACAGAAATATAGTAATTGGTATAATTGGAGATAGTCTTAGTACTGGTGGTCAAGATTGCACGAATATATCTTATAATAATATAAATGGGGCTAATAATTCAATGGAACAAGGCCCAAATTCTTTGACTAGCGGTGATTCTTATTATCAAAGATTTATGGATTTGCTTACGACAAAATTTAAAGATAAAACTTTTGATATTTATAACAGAGCAATAGGAGGAACATCTATACAAGAGTGGAATACTAGTAAAACTTTTAATACAGTTACTAAAAATTGGATAGACCATTTAAAAGATACAAAGTGTGATTTATTATTGATTGGTTGGGGAATGAATCAAACTAATTTTGCAAGTGCCAAAGAGTTTAAGTATTATTTAAAAACATTACTTGATTACGTAAATGCTAATTTTAGTCCAGTACCAACTATAGTATTGGTAACATCACCTAGACCGATTTTATCCTTAGATGATTCATGGGGTGCGACTGAAAACCAACAAGCAATAGATATGACTGCTAATACAATGAGAACGTATGGATTAGAAAGAGGTTACTATGTTGTAGATGTTAATAAATTATCTAATTTAAAACGCACAGGCAAGGTTTATCAAAATCCATATATGAAAGCAATTTCACAAAGTTACGCTGAAACGGATGCTTTAATAACTGGAACATTTACAGTTAATGGATATACATATCAAATACAAAATTCATCCGCAGAAATGATAATTCCAATGAATGAAAAATCTTTTGTTATAGCTTTTGATGTTAAATTCAATGGTTTTGTGGAAGGTGACGAAAATCTACAAATACAATACAATTTTTCAAGTTTGGGCGTTAGCAATTTATTAATGTTAAGACCATTTTCAAGTGGTATCGCAAAAATTGATAGTTATAGTGATGTTTCAGACGTTGCACATTTTACAAGTGCTACAAAAACTTACCAAACAGTTGCGAATTGGAATGATGATATTTTTAGAAGAATAACGATAGAAAAACGTGACGATATATTAGATGTGTTTATAGATGGTCATAGAATTTTAAGAGATAGAATACAAATATGTGATTTCCCTGGTGAAATAAGATTAACAAAAAATGCAGGAAGTGTAGGAATAATAACATTACAAAGCATTGCACTATATAAAGGGGAGTATAAACAATATTTACCATCATTAAGTGAAAATGAAATGTTTGGACTACATGAATACGGAATATATAGTACAAAGTCACCTTATGGTGGAAATGGTGTAAATCATCCATCAACTATTGCATTAGAAGAAGTATACACACCAGTTCTAAATGAATTCATCAATGATTTGAGTTTATCTACAACTATTGTTAACAGGGGTATATATATACCACAAAATATTTTTGTTAATGATGTAAGCACAAATACAACAAGCGGTGCAAAGATAGGATATTCAAACGCTCCTATATCAACTTTGTATACCGATACATCAAAATTACAAAATGTTGATGGCACATATTGGACAAAAAGAAATGATATTACAACTTTTGGCGAAGGCGTTAATTTACTTAATGGAGAATTTGCAGTATATAATACGGCAGGCACAACACAAATAGTATTAGCTAAAACACTATTAACAGATATAGTTGCACCGCTAAAATTTTGGTCGTGGTTAGCTTCATAATAGGATTATATTTGATAATTAGCGTTATAACTTAATAATACAATATAAGGCACCTGAAAGGGTGTCTTTTTCATGCAAAATTTTAAAGAGGTGATATTATGGGCTGGTGGTGGTTACTGTTATTTTCGGGGTTGTTTTCTATTTTATTTATAGTTTTTGCAAAGATGCTCATATCCGTTATTTGGAAAAGAAAGAAATTAAGAAGCTTTAGGGCTTCTTTTTTCTATGTAAAA